AGATTGAGCGCACCTTGCGCACCCGCCAGATGATCGTGCGTGCGACGGCCTCCATCGACACCGAGTACAGCGCGGTTCCGGCCGACTTCCTGGAGACCAAGTCGATCAAGCTCAACACCAACCCGGTGACGGCGCTGGTGTTTGAGTCGGTCGACGCCTTGGATAATCTGAAGTCGACCACCTACATCTCCGCGGGTAAACCCCGATACTTCGGCATCGTTGGCGGCCAGATCCGGGTTCTGCCGGTGCCGGACAACACCTATACCGCGGAGCTCATCTACTACGCCAAGTTGTCCAAGTTGTCATCGACGAACACGACGAATTGGCTTTTGACGCAAGCGCCCGATGTGTATCTGTACGGCTCGCTGATGCAGGCCGCACCGTACCTGAAAGACGATGCGCGCATTCCTGTCTGGGCTGCTATCTACACTCGCGGTCTCGAGGAACTACAAATTGCAGATGATCGCGGCGCGACTTCTGGGGGCTCCATAATGATGCGAGCCAGGACTTTCGGCTAAGGAGTTTCTACAATGTCTTCGTTTACCGACTACACCGAGAACCTGGTTCTCAATTGGCTTCTGACCACCAACAGCGCGACCCGGCCGACCGCCTGGTATGTTGGCCTGTTCACCGCTGCCCCGTCTGATACTGGCGGCGGCACCGAAGTCTCTGGCAACGGTTATGCGCGCACCGCAACCGGCACGATTTCCGTTTCCGGCACGTCGCCCACCAATGCCACGAACTCGGCGGCTATTGAGTTCCCGGCCGCCTCTGGTGGCAACTGGGGTTCTATCGGCTGGGCTGCGATCTTCGACGCCTCTACTGGCGGCAATATGCTGGCCTGGGCGGCTTTGAGCACTTCGCGCACCATCAATGATGGCGACGTGCTGCGCATCCCGGCTGGCGATCTGGACGTCACCTTGACGTAATCGGCCATGGCTGCCTACGGCTCCGGTCCTTACGGGGGCGGGAATTACTCCTACGGGGTAAGTCTCGGGGCCGTATCAATCTCTGCATCATCGACGGCAGCCGTCTCGGCTGTCCGTTATGCGTTTGGCGCCTTCACGAGCGCCGCGTCCTCGACAATGGCCGCTTCGGCCAATGTCATCAAGAGCGCATCGTTTTCCGTCTCCGCGTCCTCCTCTGCCTCTATTAGCGCCCAGCGGGTGGCTGTCGCGGCGGCTACCGTCTCCGCATCGTCCGCCTACAGCGTCTCTGCTGTCCGCTATGCCCTTGGCGCATTTACGACGGCCAGCTCCTCGTCCGTAAGTGTCTCGGCCCTGCGCTACGCCATTGGCTCTTTTGCGGCTAATGATGCAAGCGCCATGAGCGTGAGCGCCATTCGGGTGCCTTTGATCTTCATCGAGATCGACGCCTGGGCGGACATGACGGTAAGCACAAGCGTCATCGTCAATCAGGCGGTAACGATCAATGCTGAATCTTCTGTTTCAATCAATGGTTTGCGTGTTCAGTTCACGCCGATATTGATTGAATCTACCTCTGGCATGAGCGTCGCTGCTGTCCTAAAATGGACGCCAGAATCCGACACGCCAGAGACCTGGACAAGCATCCCAGATACATCCGAAATCTGGACTGCAGTCTCTGATGCTTCCACCAGTTGGTCCGCGCAAAGCGACACCGATGAAACGTGGACTCCCATCTCCGACAATTCTGAAACGTGGCAAATTGCCGCATGAGGTGCTAAATGGCTGACTCAACGACGACCAACCTACTGCTCACGAAGCCCGAGGTCGGAGCTTCCACGGATACGTGGGGCACGAAGCTCAATACCGACCTTGATACTCTGGACGCTGTTTTTGCCGGCGCTGGAACTGGAACGTCTGTCGGCCTGAATATCGGCTCTGGCAATAAACTCAAGCTCGTTGGCGATGTCATTGACACCAACGGAAACGAGCTTCTTAAACTTACGGCGACGGCATCTGCGGTTAACGAGCTAACGCTGGCTAACGCCGCAACTGGAAATGCTCCCGCATTCTCGGCAACTGGTGGCGACACCAATATCGGAATTGCTCTTACGCCAAAAGGAACTGGTGGGGTTATCTTCCCGGCTGGTGCTGTCGGAACCCCGGCCATCACCACGTCCGGCGATACGAACACCGGCGTCTTCTTCCCTGCTGCTGACACCGTGGCTGTTGCTACTGGTGGCTCTGAGCGTATGCGGGTGGATAGCTCGGGCAACGTTGGCATCGGGACAAGTTCGCCCGGCACAAAGCTGGATGTGTCCGGGGGTGTTCGCGTTTCGGCTAACCAAGAATTTAGCGGCTCTGCGTATATTTATTCATACGCTGGCGGCTCTGCTGGGCAAGTTCGTGTCGGTCATTATTTAGACGGGACAAATAACGTACTGCAAATGATTACCGGGCAGGCCGAACGCGCCCGCATCGACTCCAGCGGGAACCTGCTGGTGGGGAAAACCACGTCTTCTGATACCACGGTTGGTTTTTCCGTAATTGGCGCTAGTGGAGGGCAACTTGGCACCGTCACCAGCACGTTGTCTGGAAGCACAAATGCAAATACGACGATGCAGGTGTATTCCACCGGCGCCAGCGCCTACCGTTTCTACGTTGGCATGGGCGGCACTGTATACGCTACCAGCACTGCTATCACAGGAATTTCTGACCGCCGTCTGAAAGAAAACATTCGTGATCTGGATGACGGACTAGCCTCCGTGATGGCCCTCAAGCCGCGCAAATTTGATTGGAAGGCAGGAAAAGGCAAGAACATAGCAGACGACCGGGGCTTTATTGCTCAAGAGTTTGAGCAGGTCTTTCCGGACATGATTGAAGAATGGCGCGACCCAGCACCAGAAGGTGAAGAGCCGTACAAGGCTGTAAATGCCAATCTGATTCCTACGCTGGTCAAAGCCATCCAAGAACAGCAGGCCCTGATCGAATCCCTGACCGCCCGCATCGCCGCACTAGAGGGCACCTCTAACGCCTGATGTGGAGTGAAAAATGGATAAAGATCCGGAAATCGATCCCGTAAAGTATGGAGTTCTCTGGGAGCGCGTCCAGAATATGGACCGCAAGCTCGAGAAGATGGAACACCAGATGGATGAGCTCATGGCCTTGGCGAACAAGGGCAAGGGCGGTTTCTGGATGGGCATGGCCATCGCCTCGATGGCCGGCGGTGCGCTCTCTTGGGTCTTGGCTCATCTCAAGGGAACTTAAATGAATTGGTCAGATGTTCTCAAAGCTGTCATTCCGGTCATTGTTGCTTCTTTGGCTTGGTTGCTTGGTCAGGTTACGGACTTCTCTACGCGCCTGACAAAGATTGAGGGCGCGATGCCCGCCCTAATCACTAAAGAGGGCGTGCCTACTGATTCCCCAATCTCTGCTGAGCGGCGCCATGCGATGAAAGAAGAAATTTACAAAGACATTCACGCGCTTCAAGTTAAAGTTCAATTGCTTGAAGAGCGCGAAAAGTTTGGGAAAAAATAATCATGATTATGATCGACCCGATTGCGGCCCTGGAGGCGGTCAATAAGGCGGTCAAGATGGTGAAGATGGCCTCTAAGACTGCGAGCGATGTCTCGCAGTTGGGTCCTTTGCTGGGCAACTATTTCGACGCTAAGGCGACGGCCACTAAGGCGGCGCGCCAGGCGAAAAAAAAGGGCGGCTCCAACCTCGGCGCGGCCATGCAGATCGAGATGGCGCTCAAGGCCCAGGCCGACTTCGAGCGCGAGGTGCAGGGTCTGTTTTTCAGCTCCAACAACATGGACGTCTGGCAGCAGATCAAAGCCCGCGAAGCCGAGATGAATGCAGAGGACAAGGCAGAGGCAGAGAAAGAAAAGATTGCAGAGATTCGCCGCGCCCGAGAGATGAAGGAAATGAGGGACATTGGCGTCGCGGTAGCGATTGCTGCTGTCGCAATCGGTGGCATTGGCTGGCTTCTAGTGAAGATCATTTTTTAAACATGGAATGTCCCGTCCTCCCTTTGATCTGCACAAGATCCTCATTGATGGGATGGAAAAGTGGATTAAGGTCATCTGCTATCTGTGGCTTGCAAACATTGCTTTTGACATCCTGATCGTGCTTCCGCCAGACATCGGAAACCGGGTCATTGAATACGTTTTGAAGAAATTCGGAATATGAGCTTCATCAAGAAACCGGCACCCGGTGCCAGCAGGTCAGAAAAAGAAGCCTACGTGAAGGCCTGGGCGGCCATCACTATTTCCGTCTTCGCTCTGCTGATGGCGATCAATGGCTACTACGGCGGCAGCAACTCCAGCCGGGTGCTGGGCAAGACCATCGAGGCAAACAATCTCTGGGCCTGGTATCAGGCCAAGAACATTCGCAGCGTGATCTATGAAGAGGCCGGCAAGACCGACAAGGCTGCCAAGCAAAAGGCCGACATGGACGAGATCAGCGACAAGGCTAAGAAGGCCGAGGCCGAGCGCGATGCCGCCAAGAATAGAAGTCCCTGGTTCTCTTATGCAGGCATGGCCCTGCAACTCGCGATTGTCCTGTCCAGCGCCGCGATCCTGGCCGTGATGATGCCCATGCTCCTCGTGAGCGTCGCAGTTGGTGCGGGCGGTGCCGCGCTGCTTGTTTATGCAATGGTGATCTGATGCTTTCTCTCTTCTCTACCCTTGGCGGTTTGCTTCTTAGTGGCCTCCCGAAGCTGCTGGAGTTTCTTCAGAATAGGTCGGATCAAAAGCATGAGCTCGCTCTAGCCAAGGTTCAGACGGAGCGTGAACTGCAACTTGCAGCGGCTGGCTTTGCGGCCCAAGCAAAGATTGAAGAGATCCGTACTGAGCAAGTTCAGATGCAGACCGATGCTCAGAAGGTAACCGCCGCTCTTGACCATGACAAAGAGATCATTAAAAACGCCAGTCGCTGGCTGGTGAACTACATCGGCACGGTTCGACCGACGATCACCTACATCTTCGTCCTTGAGTTGGTGGCTATCAATGCGTTTCTAGCCGCCTACCTGTGGCAGCACCCGAACCTGATTCAAAACCTTGATGATGTTCTGCGCTACACGAACATCATTTTCAGCGAGGACGAGATGGCGCTGCTGTCCGGCATCATTTCTTACTGGATGGGTAGCCGGAGCTGGAGCAAGAAGTGAAGTTCTCACTCGTCGGCAAGACTGCTCCACCGTTTGCCTTTTCCAATGAGGTAAATGGTGGAGGCATTGACGCCAGCAATGATCGCCAAAGAGTTGGCAGATACGCCGGCGCGAAGAGCTTTTCTGATGTGAATTACCTGTCTTTGCGTAAGTTTGTGGCCTGGTGCATTTTCGCCACGAAGGTCAACAAGGCCAGTTTTCCATTGGTGCCTAGTGTTTTCGGCCAGCGTGACCCACTCAAGATTTTCAGGCCTGTTATCAAGTTTGTCACCGTTGATATGGTTTACGGTAAGACTTTGCTCAAAGCCAGGAACAAAGGCAATCGCGACAAGTCTGTGGACTGAAAATTTTGATCGCTTCTTATTGAAAAGAACTGAGACCTCAAGATAGCCACGATTGTTAAGAACTGGAGTCAGTCTTGTTTCTTTGTGCTCACTGTGAAAAATTTGTTCAACATTGTTTCTGACTCTCTTGACAACGCTTGTCCAAGATGGACGGTAGATGGAGCCATCTTGGCAGACAAGAAGTTCGACGTCTTTTTGAATGACTTTTATCTTTTCCATGCTGTCAATGATACAGCGCTACACAAATAAAGGCAACTGATGAAAACCTCAGAGCATGGAATTGATCTGATGCATCGCTTCGAGGGATTCAGAAGTCGGCCATACCTTTGCCCAGCTCACATTTGGACTTGTGGATGGGGAACCGTTCTATATCAGGATCAGATAAAACTTCCAATGGTACGAGTCGAGGGCAAGAACATCCCGATGATTCGTAAAGAGATGCCACTAAGGGCTGAGGATGATCGTGTTTGGTCTAAAGATGAATTGGCAGAAATGTTCAAAAAAGACCTTAGAAGTTTTGAACTTTCTGTTCTACGACTTATTCCCGGCGTTGCTGGCCGGCAAAGCGTTTTTGACGCTTTGGTCGCTCTTACCTACAACATAGGTCCGGGCAACCTGCAGCGCAGCCAGATTCGCATTCGTGCTAACCGCGGCGACTGGCGCGGCGCGGCCGAGGCGCTCATGGACTGGACCAAGGGCGGCGGCAAAGTTTTGCCGGGCTTGGTCAAGCGCCGCGAGGCCGAGCGCGCATTGTTTTTGTCTGGCCTGGAGGACTGATGGCTACGAACCTCAATCAGCAGATCCAGGTGCCGGCGGTGCCGGATATTGGCTCCGCGCCTTCGGAGTATGGGCGAGGCTACGTCGACCAGAGCAACGGCGTGCTGCGCACGTTCCAGATCAAGCTGGTCAACGCTCTGGCGGCCATATTTTCTCCGCGTGGTGGGAAGTACATCAATGCGCCTTATGGGGCATTTCAGGACAGCACCGACCAGACGGACGGCTCTACCGCTGTCGCATACTATTTCCGGTTCAATACGACGGACTACAGCAATGGGATCG